CAGAAACATACTGAAGCTTTTCATGTGACTTGTTTCTCCATGCATACTTAGCTGTTTCAAGAAGAGTTTCAAGAACTCTTTTCTTACAGTTATCATGAAGCATAAACCATTTTTCTGTAATATGAGATGACTGAGTTACAGCTCTTTCTACACCTCCTACAGTTTCACGGTTATCAATCATTCCCTGACGCTGAAGTGTAACACCAGCTATTTCACCAAGTTCCTGTTTGATAAATTCAAGCATCATTATATGCTGCTGTATATAATTACCCATCTCAAGATCAAGTACCTTAGAGCTTCCACTCATCTGACCAGCTATCTTGCCTGTTGATGCACCTTTATTACTTTCCTTAAAAGGATCTTCTGCTGCCCAACCAAGTATCTCAGCATAATACATCCATTTATCTACATCCCATCCTTCAGGTACTCTTGACATATCCAGCACACCAATCTTACCTTTACTTTTTGCAAAAGCAAGTTCTGTACGGTACATAAATATATTATACAGGTACTGGTAAGGTTTCATCCTGTCCATCAAAGATTTGGACTGTGATGAATTGGTATTGTAAATAGTTCCTACATAACCTGAACCACCTAAAGATTTATTTCCCATCCTGCGGAACTGTATTGGGCGAGGACCGTATTTTACATAGATATCATCTGCAAGTCTTGTTGCTTCCCACCATTCATTAATCCAGAACCATTCAATTTTTTCACCAAGCTGTTCATTAGCCTTGTAATTCTCAACAAGTTTCTTCTGAAGGAAACTATCTTCATCATACCATTTGACTTCACCAACCTTACGCATTGATGCCCAGGTTACTTTATATACTCTTACGTTTCCGAACTCATCATACGCGCTTACATTATTATGGGAATACTGATCAAGATCAATAAGTGAATAACTTGATATCTCACCATCAGAAATATCTCCTGCAAGACGCATTGGATTTTGCATTGTATTAGGAACGTGATAATTAAGCAGATCACCATATCCTGAATCGCCCCTGTAGCCTTTTTCAAGCTTATCTATCTGTGCAGGAGTAAGATAATCATAGTAATTATCTATTACCCATCTCACAGACTGATATGTATCTTCTATAATTATATCTGCATCTTCAACAAGATAACTTGTTCCACCACCTATAAGTGTTATTGTTAGCGGATCACATTTGCGTACAACAGGTTCTCCTCCAACTATATCAATATGATATATTTCCATTCCTGCAACAAGAGCATCTTCAAATCCTCTATTGAACTTAATTTTAAGATCCTGCTCCAGCCACAGATATTTAAGGTAATGTGTTGCTCTTCTTTCCCTTAAGTCCTGAGCTTCATATCTTGACCATTTCTGGAGTTTCTGAAGTTTCTTTTCAAGTTCTGCTTCATCATAAGTTTCAGCTACAATCGCATCTGCTACAGCTTTCTTCATTGTATCACGAAGCATATCTTCCTTTTGTGATACTGCATCTGGATTGACAACAGTTACTCTCCAATCAAATTTTCTCTTAAATTCTTCTCCTACAAGCAGATCAATTTTCGGATTTGCAATGGGATAGTTCTGCATTTTGGCAGGAAACGTAGCACCCTTGATTCCCCAGGGATTTATAGCCTGTTCAACATCTTTCTCATCAAGTATATCAGAACGGAGATTATAATTGGTACTCATGTTCTTTTTACTTGCAACAATGGAATTGACTTCCATATTTGCAAGACTCATTGAACCTTCTACGCACTCTTTGATAAATTTTATATTTGTTTTTGAGCTGGTACTGCGTTTTTGATAAGGAAACTGAGTACCTATTTTAGGTGTTGCTCCTAACATTTTTTATTATATATTAAGTGGGTTTTTTGTAAAATTACTCTGACTTCATATGTTCAGTCTTAATAAAATCTATTATTTTTCGATTCGTATAGCTATTTCTTGAGCCTTTAAAATGCCTGTCAAAAAAATCATCACCAGCAGCTTTTTTAGCAGCTACCTTATTAAGTTTATATTTAAACTGTAACCTGTCTTCTCTTAAGATCATGACCATTCCCAGGGCAGACATATCATCGAAGTTATCATCAGGATTCCATGCTATAATTTCTTTCAAAATAGGTACTGGTCTGATTTTATCAAGATTAATTACTTCTGATTCAGGTGGTTCACCATATGCAGGAGATTCCATCCAGGCAAGTGCTCTCTGGAGTCCGTAAAGGTTTACAGGAGTAGAACCCATTGTTCCTTTACTATTGTTTCCTGTAGTATTGGCTTTACTGATACCTTTATCTTTCAGAATCTCAGGCTCGTCACAAAGAAGATGCAAACAATGTTTATTATAGAAATATCCGTAAAGACCTTTCTTGTTACGTTCATAGTTTCCAATTGCATTGTAAAACTTGAGGATTCTGCGACATGTTTCGAAAAATACATC